GTAGAGCAACTTGTTGGAACTGATCGCCAGTTACATAACCATAGTTCAGATAACCGATAGCACCTTCAAGGTTTTTGATGCTGGCAGCAACACCAGAGTTGCCTTTGCCACCGATACCAACTGGCCAGGAGACTGACTTACCTGTGCCTACAGTCTTCTTCCACTCAGGAGAGAATGCTGATAGGGAGTTGGTGAATCCTTTGGTGGTGCCACTACCATCGGAACGCCACACTGTAACGATCTTCTTGTCAGCACAACCAAACTCAGACCAGTTAGTGATCTTGCCAAGGAAGACATCAGCAAGTTGTGTCTGAGTCATCTTAGCATCACAACCAGGATAGTTGTAAGCGGGGACGATAGCACCACCAGTCATAGGAATGTGAACCATCGGCAGTTTCTGCTTAGCATCAGACACGGCACCATCGCTGGCACCGAAGTCAATGGTTCTAGCAGTGAACTGACGGACACCAGCACCACTACCAACTGCTTGGTAGTTCACTTTGTTGCCAGTTGACTTATGAAGGTCACCAAGGACAGAATTGTAATAAGGAGCAGGGAATGTAGCACCCGCGCCATTCAATTTGTATGGTTCGTTTGCTTGCTCAGTGGAACCACATGCCACCACCAGGGGTGCTGCCACTAGGGCAGCAGCGATTGCTTTGAGTTTCATTCTATACTACCTCAGAACTTGTACTTGGTTCCGACTTCAACCTTCCAGTCACGAGTGTCATCGCTATCTTGGAAGATGTTCTCCCACTTGCCATAAGCAGAGAACTCATCAGTAATCTTTACTTTAGCTCCAACTTCCAGTGCTTTAAAAGTATCATTGTCGCCACCATCGGGGACAGATACACCCAGTCCAGCTTCAACGTAAGGAGAGAAGCGACCAGTTTTCCATTCATAACCGACACGTCCTTGATGGACTGCTTTAGAGTAGTCCTCATCGGTGCCTTTAAATTCGTGTTTGGACTCAACATAGGGTCCTGCAAGGGCAGGTGTCGCCAGTGCTGAGGCAGCCAGTGCGGCAAGAGCGATTGCTTTCATTTGTTTGGAATTCCTTTGTGAAAAATAGATCAACGACTTTTGATCCAATAGTAATTTAGCACGGGTTAACCGTTAGGTAAACTAAGGTTAGTTTAAACTTTAAGTAAAGGTCAGTAAAAAGGGTCTCGGTTAGGAGACCCTGATGATTAACGAATGAACTTATCCATATCACTCCTCTGCAAGTTTAGCAAAGTAGGACAGGGCATCATCGTCCTCAACGATCGCCTCTTCCTTCACAGGAGAGGGAGCAGAACTCATCTGCTGACGGAACGATGACTGAGGGGTGATGTCAGCATCGTTGAACCCACCAGTAGCGGCAACGGGTTCGTACTCTTCATCATCAACAGAGGGACGAGAAACAGGACGGGAACCAATGCCAAGGACAAGGTTCAGACGACGCTCAAGATCCTCGTAGGACTTGAACTGATCCTTGGAAGTGAATGCCTCAAGAGAGTGCTCAGACTTCCAGATGTTCTCAAGTTCACCATCATCTGCACTCAGTGCAGCAACAGAATCAAACTCAGAAGAGTCATAGTTCCAGTATCCTGCAACCTTCTTGATCTTCAGTTTGAAGTTAGCACCTTCCCAAAGGTCGAAGACGTTGACAGGAGTCTCGTCTTGGAACTCAGGTTGCATGGCAGCGAGGATCTTATCGTGGATCTTCTTGCCATACTTGTAGAGGAGCACCTTGCCCTCGTTCTCAGGGTGCTTAGGATCCTTCACGACATAGATGTTGCTGTAATACTGGAGCTTACGCTTCTGCTTACGAGCAGTCTCTTTGTCTTCATCACTACCGCTGTTCCAGAGACGGCGGTTCACTTCACCAACGGGATCCTTCTCGTTGAGTGTGGTCAGGGAGTTTTCGATGTACCAACCACCAGGACCTTGGAAGGCATGGGAGTACACCTTTGCCCAAGGGACGGTCTCGCCCTCAGGTGCGGGGAGGAAACGGATAACAGCGTACCCGTTGCCAGAAGCGTCAACCTCTGGTTTCCAGAATCGCTCATCAACGTTCTTACCGCTGGATGATTTCTCCAATTCCTTCTGAAGGAACTGTAGATTGTTCTGGGATTTGCGCTTCAGATCTGCAAACGACATTAGATTACCTCGGATTGTTTTGGATTTGGTTTGTGTGATGCCCTATCACTTAGTCATAATAACAGGCACAGAGTCGGGCGTCAACCCTCTGTGCCACTTTCCAACTGTCTTTTCATCAGTTGGACTTTCTGGAGCAACTCGTCGAACATCTCTTCGATAGGGGTGTCGGGAGTTGCACCTAGCATAACAACACCCTGCTTCATTGTCTCCAGGACAGAGACACATTCAGGATCGTCACTAAGTTTGATACGAAAATAAAAAGTCTTCTGTTTTTCAATGAGAAGTTCTAACTTCTCAAAGTAATCCATCTTCCTCTCATCATCAAGGAGGACAAAGTTCATAGCAGATCTAAAACAGAACTGCTGTAGTTCCATCATCTCTTGGATGTCACCACGTACTAATTCAGATTGAAAGAAACTCATACCAACATTAACTTAGCTCTACTTGTTTTCTTCATGAAGTTGAGTTGCTGTGCCTCATGACGGAGTTTCTCCTTCAAAGGTTTGCTGATCAACTTTGATACACTATCTAGTTCAATTTCATTCACCTCGCAATAGTGGATAACCGAATCAATATAATTCATATCGGGATTGTGTAATGCAATCTTCTCCACTTCCTGCGAGAATCTCGCAGCGGTCATAAATTTATCCTCTAATAATTGTTTTTTCTCCATACCGTTCTTGATACTCCGCGATGTAACTCATTAGTTTCATAAAGAATTCTTTCTTAGGTGGAAGCACCTTAACTTGAGTCTCTCCGTTTTCACAAGCAACGATAGTCACGAGTTGTTTAACGCTCAACCCGTAGTTCTCTTGCAACATACATGCATATGCTGTTTCCTGAACAAAGTAGTCGTAGAGATATTTTTCACGCTTAGGTTCTGCTGCTGTCTTAAAGTCAATAATAGACAGCACTCCGTCGAACTCAGCGATACAATCTACACGCCCTGCAATCTCCAAATGTTTAGAGTAGAGCGCCGCTTCCTGTAAGTAAATATTATTTATACGGTCCAAAGTATCCCTAGAATGCTGGAACATTAGGACGGGAAGCGGGAACTTACTATACTTTTTCAGATCAAGATTGTTATTGAAGTAGTCTTCAACAATAGAGTGATACTTAGTTCCTCTGTTGGTAGATCTCTTGGAGATGTTGTTTGCCTTCTCCTCACCAACACGGGCACGCCATCTAGCAATGCCCGCCATCTTTTCTTTGTTGTTGCTAATCACTGTGGTGACAGACGGAAACTTAAAACCTTCTGGTGTTAGGTAAACACGTTTGCCATCCACCATCTCGGCAACCATTTCAATAGGATCTAATCCCACATGATTAAACAACATCATAGACCCAGATTAATTTTGTTGATAATGTAAGACTTGACTAGACCAGAGCGAACGATATCATCGATACCAAACTCAATGCAACTAAACTCTTCCATGTTCTCAAGGATACGCTGGAAGTCTAGGATACCTGTGCGCTCACTGATCTTTTGCAAGTCAGTCTGTGCAGCATCACCACAGAAAATAATCTTACTGTCCTGACCTACACGAGTGATGATTGAATCCAGTTCGTGAAAGTTCAGGTTCTGACACTCGTCAATGATAACGATTGCATTGTCCAGTGTAGTACCACGGATGAAACTAGTGGACCAAAACGAGATAGTTTCCTGTGCCTTGAGGTTTTCATACAACATCTCGAAGGAGTTGTCATCAGGCATCTCGAACATAGATTGTACCATGTTCTTGTAAGGAATCTGATAGAGAGAAGACTTGTCCTCGTGGTCTCCTGGTAGGAAACCAATCTCTCTGGTAGCAACCAGAGAACGAACAAGATAAACTTTCTCGTATGGTGTGTACTCATTGAGTACATCCTTCAGTGCCTTGTAGAGAGCGACGAATGTTTTACCCGTGCCTGCTACACCAGAGGCATAGATCATCTTACCTTTGTCCCACTCATCAAACATAATCTGTTGATTATGAGTCAAAGGTTCGACGGGCACCATGTATGCCTCGTCGATAGGTTTCCGACGCTTCTTTTGCTTGGCAGTCATACCTTGTCCAGGTGATTTAACGGTCTTCTTTCTTGGGGGCATGTCAGTTATACTTTTGTGAAATACTATCGTTGGTTGGTGCCTTAGGAGCAATCTTGTTCTTCATGATGTCATAGAATCCTGGGTGAGTCTTTGACATTTTATGCTGCCAATCACCCACCTCACCAGATGCAGGGCATGTAGATGGATCACTCCAGTCTCTCTGCCAATCAGGATTATCAATCTTCCATTGTTCCCAAGCAGAGAAAGTCAATCGAACTTCCTTCTGCTCGCCAGTCTTAGTATTAATTACAGGATAGGTAGGCATTAGTTCCACTCCAGTGCTTCAGCACAAATAGGAAATTGTTCTGCGAATACACGCTTTGCATCTAGTGCAATGTTCATGTGTTCTTTCTGCGTACCATTAGCGGAACGCAATTCGATATAATGGATCCATGATCTTACTGATCCCGTCATGTAGATTTTTGTGGGTACAGCAAGAGGGAGTACAAAACGAGCACACTCTTTTGCGATTGATGCCTCAAGCATTTGCTGATAGAGTTTCATTCCTTCATCAAAGTGCTTTTGCATTTTGATCTGGAACTCTTGACGAACAAACGGATCAATATCATCAATAGAATTCTGTCGATTCTTTGTGTCTTGACGACGCAGTTCAGGTAGAGGGATCTTGTCTGCCAACATAGAACTGTCAGCATACCGCTGGGAAAACTCTTGATATGTGAAGCTACGGTGCCTCAAAATTTGAGCTGCGATTCCGCGAGTGGTCTCGATCTCCAGCGTCATGTGTGCTTGCTCAAACACAGACCAGTGATTGTGCTTGATACAGTATTTAAGCAGTCCAGCAACCTTAGGATTCTCCTGGTTGTTCGGGTTGCTCACCCTCGCCACGTACCCCATTGTCTTCTCCGCTTCGGGAGTTACTGTTACGAGTTTCACTGAATTCATTACTAAATCCCTTCTCCTGCTTGCGACGTTGTTGTTTGAGTTTCAGTGCTATTTTAGCACGAGTTAGTTGAATTGCCATGTAAGCAATCTCCTCCTCTGTATACAGATGAGGTTTTTTCTTTGCTTCTTTGATTGCTTTCTTTGCTAATCTAATTTGATCTTTTAGACGGGTCATAATAGGCTTTGTAATAGGCAACGATGCCATCGGTTCTCATGTTTCCTTGAGATACCCAATCATGAATGCATTCATAGATGCTTTGGTTGCTGTAGCGTGGTGATCCGTCAGAGCAGATCTCTGATCCGAATTTCTTCAGAAGAATGTTTAGTCCTTGTGTTCTTACGTCCATGCGTTCGTCGCTGTAGCGCCAATCAGTCTGGGTATCCGTCATCGTCTCCTTCATCATAATTAAATCCAAAGTGTGGTCCGCCCTGTTGCAACTGGATTTTGTATGCATCAGTGTCAGAATAAACCTCACTCTCCAACGCATTAGTCAGAGACTTGAGGTTCTTGACGATGAGTTTTAGTTTTTCTCTATCCATATTTAGATAACAGATGTTAGGAGTATAACATAAAAAAAGAGGGGTTGCAACCCCTCTGGAATATTATTTGAGGATGTAGCTACAGATCCTCTTGCATTGTCCTTGGTCTAATGAATCGCACTCTATTAGACATTCAAAGTAGTCGTTAAGTTTTTGATTTTCTACCTCCAAGTCGTCGAGTGTATCTTCAAAGTGTCGCCACTCATCTAACTGTGAGCGGGATAATAGATTGTGCATCGTTCGCCCTCATGCAATGAACCATAATGTAGGGGAGGGTAAGGGTTCATTTTTTCACCTCGCATAATTCTACTACTATCTATATGTTAAAGTATCAAAACATACATTTTACGCAAAGAATATTATTGCCTACGAGTTTATACTTAGACAAAAAAAGAGGGGTCGCAACCCCTCTTACTTACTAATCTTCCAGCTAGTCTCGCCTCGTGATTTTAAGTAAACCATCTTGGCATAATGTACACCACGATAAGTCAAAAATCTAAAGACTTTATCTGGATCGTGTTTGTTTGGATCAAATTCTGGAAGGTCATATTCTAAACTGACCTTCAGCATTTGCCTACCCCCTATGTAAAAGGAGTAGTTCTCCATAAATCATGCCGATGAATGCTACACAACCTAGGGACGTGAGTCCGACTACTTGTAGTGCGTCCATGGCGATCACTTGCTGTAAGTCTTACCACGATAGCAGAAAGTGCCATGTGGTTCAGACATCTCAACACAACGGGTGTCATACGCAACGCCACGATATGCAACGTGAGTAATCTGTGCGTCGTGAAGGGCAGCAGCTTTCTTGATCTGCTTGCGAATTAGATTAAGGGTGTTCATTGTAGGTCTCCTAAAGGATGGGTTTTTTAGTCCCCGTTCCTTCAGTCGTTTGCGTCCCAGTAGTGATTACAATGTGGTACAGAATCTTTAATAGTCTCTACCAACTCTAACTTGTACTCAGGTTTCAGACTCTCATGCTTTTTAATCCTAAAGATTACAGCATCAGCATCTGTACATGCCATTTGGGCATAGAGTAATAATTCTACCATGGGATGAACGCTCCGTTCCGCGACTTACTTGCGTCTTATACTAACATATCTTTACATTGACCTTCTACTTTAGATCTAAGATAACCTAGTAGATTATATTTAGACCGACGATCCAAGTTGTCATCCATAAGGATTTCAACTCTTCTCTCTAAGAACCTTTCACAACTCATGTGCCACCCATAAGGTGATCCTTCATTATGATGGGCAAGGGTCAATGCCAGCAAGATGCTGAGCATAAGATGAACGTATGGTAATTGTACCAATACTATCTATACTTTGTCAAGTGTATCGTATGATACAATTTAGTTGCCAGAGAGGTAGAACCCATCTCCCGTGCGCCTGCAGACACGCTTGACCTGTGCATCATACACGGGAGTGGTTCCATTACCTGTAATAAGATTCTTTGCAAAGTCAAACGCTTCTTTGAAACGTCTGAACTTGTATACATCATTGTATGTTTTTGCAGAGACAAGGACACCATCCTTCCGCCAAGTCTTCATTGTATGCCAGACTGTGGGTTCGGATAGTTTACGGTAAAAAATACACCAGTTGCCCTTTTGATTTGCACTCATTTTTTCTTTGCCTTTGGATCGTTCCAGAGTTTAGGATTAACTCTACCCTCTGTCTGTGTCATCGTAACAAAATCACGACCATATTTATCGTAGTAGTCATCAAAGATGTCTACTTGTTTAGGACCAGCAGCAATATCAAACTTTGATAGTCCACCTTCTTTGTATTCAACCATGAAAGCAGTGTAAGGAAGAGATCGATCTTGGCAAACTGAAGGATCACAATCCTTGTGGATAATTCTACAACCTTTCCCCATCAGGAACGACCTCCCCACTTAATAGCAGGGAATGCTTCTTCTACACACTGCTTTGTGATCTTCCAACGCTTTCCAATCTTCTTGTCTTTCATAAGACACAGAACTTCTGCTTCGCCTTTATGCAGACCTTCTAGAAGTTGAATGAACAAACTCTCGCGACGGGTCTGAGAGATGTTAGCACCTCCCTTAAAGAAAAGATAGAGCTTACGATACTCATGTACAAGTTTCGTATGCTCTGTATCTTCTGGAGCATCGTTCTTTTCAAAAGGCACATCACCTTCAGGAAGCATTGAGATAATACTCTCATCAAAGTTAGCAATCAGAATTTGCCTGAGTGCTGGAGAGTTATACTGCGCTAGAAGTTTAATCTTTTGTGCCTTTGTCTTAGCGTTGCTTACTTTTTGTAGCACTTCATGAATTAATAATTGCATAACCTAAAAGTCGTCGTAGTAATATTTAGTCGTCGTCATATTCGTCTTCATCTACGAAGCGAACAGAGAGTAGTTCTTCATTGATCCATTGTCCATCTCCATCTAACATTTCAGGATGTACATTGTCTTGCTGTGTTCCATACATGAACTCGTGGAGTTTTTCGTTTACTGTCCATCCAGCAATTACACCTACGCAGAGAAAAATAAACGAAACTGTTGCTGAAAAATATAGGACTGTTGTTTGTGCCATTGTTCAACTCCGAACTAATTGTCTTCCTTATCCCACCTGATCTCAAAGTTGAAGTAGACTTTGCGTTTTAGGAGGGTAAACACCTGATAGATGCCAAAACCTTTTTTGTTAATCGGTTCCTTCTTTTTAGCCCCCCTAAGCATGAGCTCTATACCTTTATTTATTTTAAGTTCGCTCATTTTTTTGCAGACACTAAACCTTTTTCTAAAAATAGTTTGGCAGTTTCAACCAGACCTCCAACGTGCTCATCATCAATTATAACATAGGGATAACTTTTTGCACCATCATATTGTTCTCTAAAGGATTTCTTCTCGTCTTCAGTATTGATCTGAATGTATGTTGCATCAACACCTGCACGTTCAAACAATTTTTTTAATTGATCGCAGTAATAACAACCTCTAGTTGTGTATGCAGTGATGTTCATTATAGTTTTACCCAATGGTGTTTCTTTTTGACATGCTCTTCCCACTCAGATTTCCTTAAAAGATCAAAAGCAAATGTCATTCTAATCTTGTCAGTAGGAACTGAGTCAGTACAATGTTTTACCCAACTAGGAAAAATAGTAATCTTTCCATCAACGTTTGCGGACTTCCAATCCTCTAATGTAAAAGGATTTGTGTAGTAGGTGTGTGTATCTTCTACCTGAACACAAACATGTCCGCTGAGATAACATGCTGGAGTAGTGTTATGTATATGAGGTGCAATCTTTTGTTTTTTTCTCATGACATTTGCCCATGCTTGAGCATACAAGTCTTCCTCTAGAGGAAACTCTAGAGTCTCAACAAATTGATCATGAACCTTACGAATTGCTTCCTTCAAGGGACCAGCATTGTCAAACTTCAAAAGATTATAATCACCAGACCTGGCAGTTAAACTATCCCTTCCAAGTTTCGTACCCCAATCACTAACAAATTCATACTGATCAATGATCTCTCGCTCTTTAGACATCACCTCTTTTTGTAAGAGATAAAGATCAAAATCAGTATACCCTTCTCCAATATAGTATTTCCATGAAGGAGCGAATGGAGTATCACCTTCTTTTGTAAAGCAGGTGATTTCTTCTAAATGTCCAGACATAAAAAAAGAGGGCGTTAACCCTCTTAGTATATCACAGAGCATTGCCTCTTGGCAACACCTCTTCTGGGAAGATGAAGTTTTCATGTGGTTGATCCACTGTTGCCATCCAATTACGAAGACCTTCATTCAAGAGAATGTTCTTCGTGTAGAAGGTTTCAAACTCTGGATCTTCTGCTGCCCTAAGTTCTTGGGAAACAAAGTCATAAGCACGAAGGTTGAGAGCAAGACCAATAATACCGATGGAAGCTGTCCAAAGACCCATAACAGGAACAAACAGCATAAAGAAATGCAACCACCTCTTATTGCTAAATGCAACACCAAAGATCTGAGACCAGAAACGGTTGGCAGTGACCATCGAGTAGGTCTCTTCTTCCTGTGTGCTGTCGAATGCCTTGAATGTGTTTGCTTGTTCGCCATCTTGATACAGTGTGTTCTCTACAGTGACACCATGGATAGCACTGAGTAGTGCTCCTCCTAGGATACCAGCAACACCCATCATGTGGAAGGGGTTGAGTGTCCAGTTATGAAATCCTTGTAGAAAAAGTAAGAATCTGAAGATTGCCGCGACACCAAAGCTCGGCGCAAAGAACCAACTCGATTGTCCGAGAGGGTAGATGAGAAATACACTAA